ATCCGGTACAGCCCTCTCCCGAAACCACCACCAGCCCGGAAGCTATCGGGGAGTAAGTCATGAGCATTGGTCGTCCTACCAAGTACAAGCCCGAGTACGTCAAGACAGCTCGGGCATTGGCAAAGCTGGGCGCGACTAATGCCGAGATGGCGGAAGCGTTCGGGGTCTCCCTCTCTACATTCAATCTGTGGAAGGTGCAGCACGAAGCCTTTTCGGATGCCATAAAAATCGGCAAGGACGTTGCTGACGCTCGAGTGGTTGATGCGTTGTACCACCGAGCAATGGGGTTCAGCCATGTCGACACGGATATCCGCGTTGTAGATGGCGCAATCGTTGAGACGCCGATCGTCAAGCACTATGCCCCCGACACTACCGCTGCAATCTTCTGGCTGAAGAACCGGCGCCCTGATGAGTGGCGCGACAAGCAAGAGCTTGAGCACAGCGGCAACATTGCGTTGACCGATCGAATCTTGGCGGCCCGTAAGCGTGCAAACACAGAGGATTGACCCGGAGGCCTTGCTCGCCGAGGACATGGGGAGGTTCTTCTATGACCCGCTTGGGTGGGTGCTATACGCATTCGAATGGGGGAAGGGTGAGCTAGAAGGTTTCGATGGGCCTGATGAGTGGCAGCGAGAGTTCCTCATCGACTGGGGCGCCGCGATTCGATCGAACAACTTCGATGGGATGAAGCCTGTCGAGGCATATAGATCGGCAACCAGTTCTGGGCATGGTATTGGGAAGTCCGCGCTGTCGTCTTGGATCATCCTCTACATCATGAGCACCAGGCCGCAGTCCAAGGGCGTGGTCACAGCAAACACTGGCGAGCAGTTGCGCACCAAGACCTGGGGCGAGCTAGGCAAGTGGAAGAAGCGCTGTATAACTGGCCACTGGTTTGAGTACAACAACGGCAAAGGGAACATGAACATCTATCACCCGGCTCACAGCGAAAGCTGGAGGGTGGATGGACAGACCTGCCGGGAAGAGAATAGCGAGTCATTTGCTGGTCTGCATGCTGCAACCTCATCGCCCTGGTATCTGTTCGACGAAGCATCTGCTGTTCCGGACAAGATATGGGAGGTTGCAGAAGGTGGCCTAACTGACGGTGAGCCATTCTGGTTCGTGTTCGGGAACCCCACAAGGAACACAGGTCGATTCCGGGAGTGCTGGCGTAAGTTCCGCCATCGCTGGAAGACCAGGCAGATCGATAGTCGATCGGCCAAGATGACCAACAAAGACCTAATCAAGCAATGGGCCGCGGACTACGGCGAAGACTCCGACTTCTTCAAGGTACGTGTTCGCGGTCTGTTCCCCTCGTCCTCTGATCTGCAATTCATCGGCACTGGCCTGGTCGATGCCGCAATGGCACGCGTCGTGACTGAGGCGATGGTAAGCCACGCGCCAGTTGTTATCGGCGTTGACCCGTCGTGGTCAGGCGATGACGAATTTGCGATCTATATGCGGCAGGGGCTGCATAGCAAGCTGATCGCAACTCACCAGAAGTCTGATGACGACGTTCTGATGGCTCAGCGTATTGCCCAGCTGGAAGACCAGTACAAGGCCGACGCGGTATTCGTCGACTTTGGCTATGGCACAGGCATTGTCAGCGCGGCTCGAGCAATGGGGCGCAACTGGACGCTTGTGCAGTTCGGGGGTGCCTCAAGCGATCCGGCAATGCTGAACAAGCGTGGCGAGATCTGGAACGCGATGAAGGAATGGCTCAAGGCTGGCGGCGAACTGAACGACCAGCAGACCGCAGACGAGATCTCGGCGCCTGAGTATCGCGTCAAGCTCGACGGCAAGATCGTTCTGGAGGACAAGGCCGAGTTGAAGAAGCGTGCAGGTATCAGCCCCAACCGGGCGGATGCGCTGGCTCTGACGTTCTCCTTCCCTGTGGTAAAGAAATCTTTCTATGCCGGTAACGGCGGACACCAATCCACGTACGACCCATTTAGCTGAGGACACACGCCATGGGCGGAGCAGTCAAGAAGGTGGCCAGCGTTGCAACGCTCGGCTTGAGTGATGCTGTGCTTGGCGCCACTGAAGCGCCGAAGACTCAGACCACTGAGATGAAGGACATCGAGAGCAACGAGGCTCAGAACGTCGAGAGCTTCAACGAGGACCGCCGCCGCCGTGCACGGATGGCTGGTATCTCGAGCACGATTCTGGGTGGCGCGCTGGGCACTCCTGCGACCACTGCAACCAAAACCCTGCTTGGGGGCTGACATGTCTGAAGCTCTGCGCCGAAACGCGGAAAAGCGCCTGGCGATGCTCAAGAACGAGCGGACGTCCTGGGAGCAGAACTGGCGCGAGCTTTCTGACTTCATCCAGCCCATGCGGTCCCGCCTGCTGTGCGATCAGCAGGTAAACAAGGGCGACAGGCGCAATAACAAGATCATCAACAACGAGGCCACCGAGGATGCCGGCGCGCTTGCTGCGGGCATGATGAGCGGTCTCACTTCGCGGTCCAGGCCGTGGTTCAACCTTGTCGTCCAGTCAAAGGAGGCAATGGAGTTTGGCCCGGTCAAGTCGTGGCTCTTTGAGGCGACCGAGCGTGTTCGTGATGTGCTGTTGCGCTCGAACTTCTACAACTGCCAACACGTTTCCTACCTTGAGATGGGCGTGTTTGGCACTGGCGCAATCTGGATCGACGAAGACCCGAAGAACGGCATTCGTTGCGAGGTGTTCACCGCTGGTGAGTACTACGTGGCCAACGGCGCAGACGGTAGGTGCAACGCCTTCTATCGCGAGTTCAAGCTGACTGCGGCTCAGATGGCCGAGCGGTTCGGCAAAGAGAACCTCAGCCCCCAGGCGCAGAACGCACTCAAAGAGGCGCGCCAAGATCAGTGGTTCGACTGCGTGCAGATGGTTGAGCCAAATGCCGACTATCTGCCAGGCGCAAAGGTAAGCCGTCTTCTGCCGTATGTCTCGCTGGTGTGGGAGAAGAGCGCCACGCCTGACAAGGTTCTGGAGCATCGCGGCTTCCACGAATTCCCGGTAGCCGTAGTGCGCTGGGACACTCTGCCCGGCGACTGCTATGGCACTGGCCCGGGCCGTCGCTGCCTGGGCGATATCAAGGCGCTCCAGCTCTATGAGCGCAGTTCTGCACGGATGGCCGAAACCGGCTCAAATCCTGCCGTCCAAGCGCCGATGTCGCTGCAAGGCAAGCCGAGTTCAACCAACCCGGGGAGCATCACATACGTCGATCAGGTTGGCGCACAGAACTCGATCATGCCGATCTACGAGCCCAACCCTCAGTGGCTCGCGGTGATCGAAGGAAAGATTGCTCGTCACGAGGCTCGTATCCGTCGCTCGTTCTACACCGATCTGTTCCTGATGATCAGCGAGATGGACGACGTACGCACAGCTACTGAGATCAACGCACGCCGCGAAGAGAAGATGGCGATGCTCGGGCCTGTTGTTGAGCGCGTCGATTACGAAGGCCTTGACCCGATCATCGAGCGCGTGTTCGGCATCATGCTGCGCCAGTCCATGCCGATTTGGGCGGGCATCATCGATGGCGAACCTTTACTTCCTGAGCCACCGGAAGAGTTGGGCCAGAACGTAGTCGAGGCCGACTACATCTCGATCTTGGCGCAGGCTCAAAAGGCCGGCGCGGTCAATGGCCTGGAGCGTATCGCTGCCACCATCGGCAATCTGTCCGGCGCGTTCCCCGAAGTGCGCGACAAGTTCGATGCGGACCAGTGGGTCGACGAGTACGCAGAAGCGGCTGGTGTTGTTCCGACTGTCATCCGCGGCGACGAAGAGGTTGCCGCAATCCGCGAACAGCGCGCCCGTCAGCAGCAGGCGGCAGAAGCACAGCAGGCGCTCGCAAGCGGCATCGAAGGCGCCAAGCTTCTATCCGAAACCCAGGTCACGCCAGACAACGCGCTAGGCCAGCTACTCGGAGCATAAATGTTCGAAGACGACGAGATCGCGCAGCAGCGTGAGGAAGCCTCGCGCCTGAAGCAAAGGCAGCGTGCAGACGACGTGAAGTCTCAGATGGCGACCCTAAGCGGTCGCCGTTTTGTTTGGGATCTCCTGGGCTACACGCGGTACGAAGGCCGCTCAACCCTCTTCGATACCCACGGCGGACGGCAGAGCTATCTGCTCGGCGCCTATGAGGTAGGCCGAAAACTTTCCGAAGAAATCCGAGCCCTCTGTCCTGAGCAGTACCTGCTCATGGTCAGGGAGAACAGCAAACAACCCGACGAGGTTACCCAATGACCGAAGCAGTCGATACCGCCACCACTACCGTAAGCGGGACCGAGAGTGCGACGTCAGAGGCCCAGGCTAGCCAGCAACAAGCTGCCGAGCAGGGCCAACAGCAGCAAGCCCAAGCGCAACAGCAGGAACAGAAGCCCGCAGTACCCGACGCGTACAAGTTCGAATCCCTCCCGGAGGGCTACGACTTCAGCGCCGAGGCTCAGGCCGAATGGTCCGGCGTGTTCAAGGAACTGGGTCTGACCCAGGAACAGGCCAGCAAGCTGGTCGAGATGGACGCCAAGCGGCAGGCATCGGGTGCTCAGGCATCTGAGCAGGCCGCAATCGAGTACCGCAACCAGCAGGTCTCCAAGTGGGAGTCCGAACTGAAGCAAGACTCGGCATTCGGTGGCGCCAATTTCGAGGCCAACGTTGGCATCGCACAGAAAGCCCTGGCCGATTACGGCACCCCTGAGCTTACCGCGATGCTGAAGGAATCCGGGCTGGGATCTCACCCGGAAGTCGTCCGCTTCTTCCACCGAGTCGGCCAGCAATTGGCCGAGGGCAAGTTGCATCGCACCACCACCGAAGTCCCAACCGAACGCTCGCTTGCCGAGCGGATGTACCCCAACTATCCCGCTTAAGGAGTCCCCATCATGGCGACTATTGGCAATACCGTCCCGACGCTGCTTGACGTAGCAAAACGACTGAACCCGGATGGCGGCGGCATCATGCCGATTGCTGAGCTGCTGTCCCAAGAAAACGAGATGCTGCTGGACATGCCCTGGTACGAGGGCAACCTGCCCACCGGTTCGCGCATCACCACCCGCACCGGCCTGCCGGATGTGATCTACCGCAAGCTGAACAGTGGTGTGCCGCCGAGCAAATCGACCACCGCGCAAGTCGACGAGGCATGCGGCATCCTCGAAGCTCGCGGTCAGGTTGACGTGGACTTGGCGATGCTGAATGGCAACACCGCAGGTTTCCGCCTGTCTGAGTCGCGTGCATTCATGGAAGCAATGAACCAGGCAATGCAGCGTGGCGTGATGTACGGCAACACCGACGTCACCCCCGAGTCGTTCACTGGTATCGCGCCGCGCTTCAACACCGTCAGCACCGCAACTGCCGCAACCGCTGCAAACGTCATCGACGCCGGCGGCACCGGCTCTACCAACACATCGATCTGGCTGATTGGCTGGGGCGAGAACACCGTCCACGGCATCTATCCGAAGGGTTCGCAAGCCGGCCTGGTCCACAAGGATCTTGGTGAAGGCGACGCTTTCGATGCCAGCGGCAACCGCTTCCGTGCCCTGATGGACCAATACCAGTGGAAGGCCGGCATTGCGGTCAAGGACTGGCGTTACATCGTTCGCATCGCGAACATCGATGTCACCACCCTGACCAAGAACGCCGCCTCCGGCGCTGACATCATCGACCTGATGACCCAGGCACTGGAACTCATCCAAGGGCTTACCGGCGTCACTCCTGTGTTCTACGTGTCCCGGCGCATCCGTTCCTTCCTGCGTCGCCAGACCGTCAACAAGGTTGCTGCAAGCACCCTGACCTACGAGAACGTGGCCGGCAAGCCTGCGCTCATGTTCGGCGAAGTCCCGGTTCGCCGCGTCGACGCCATCCTCAACACCGAAGCCCGCGTGGTTTAAGGAGACGATCATGTACGTCGATAAGCAAGCCGAATTCTCGGACAGCCAGGCGGTAACGGCTACCGCCATCTCCACCAACGTCTACGACCTGTACCCGCGTGGTAATGCGGTCAACACCAACATCACTCGTGACATCGGTGTGGGTGAGGACATCTACCTGGTCGTCCAGTGCGACACCACTGCAACCGCAGCAGGCGCCGCAACTGTGACTGTCAGCCTGGAATCGTCCTCGACCGCAGACCTGGCAACCACTCCGACCGTGCACTTCGTATCGGCAACCCTGGCTCTTGCCAACCTTGTTGGGGGCACCACTCTGCTCGCAATCAAGCTGCCGGCTGGCCAGTACAACCGCTACGTTGGCGTGCGGTACACCGTTGCAACCGGCCCTCTGACTGCCGGTGCGTTCTCTGCGTTCCTGGCCAAAGACATCCAGGCGTTCCGCGCCTACGTCAAAGGCTACAACTTCTGAGGACTGACTGATGGCTAAGAAAGAAGAAGCCAAGAGCGGTACCGCTAAGTGGTGTGAAGTGCTCGAGGTGAGCTACATCGCTGATCGCATCTGCCAGCCCGGTGAAAAGGTTCTTTATGACCCGGGCGAGGATGGCGTAATCGGGCCGAATCTTCGAGAGATCAAAGAAGACGAAGCCAAGTAACACCTCAGGGCCCTTCGGGGCCCTTTTCTATTTCCGAGGGACGCCATGAGTTCGATAGTAGACATCGCCAACATGGCGCTTTCGCACATCGGTAACAGCGAGCGTATCAACGCCCTGGATGAGGCGAGTGCGCAGGCCGAGCAATGCAGCCTGTTCTTCGAGCCGTGCGTTGACGAGGTATTGCGCGCCATTCCGTGGGGGTTCGCCACCGCATTCGTGGACCTGGCAGAAGTGGCGATCAACCCCGACCCTGAGTATCCCTACTGCTATGCGATGCCCGTTGACTGCCTGTTGGCTCGTCGCATTGTCAATTCGGTGTGGCCTGTCGGCTACTACCCATTCCCCTGCGACTACCAGTTGCCGCAAATCCCGCCGATCCAGTTCCGTGTGATCAACGGATCCAGCGGTAGATTGATCTCGACGACTGTCTCCCCCGCGAAGCTTGAGTACACCACCAAGCTCTCTACACCCGAGATCTTCGATCCGATCTTCGTGTCTGCGCTGTCGTGGAAGCTTGCGGCAAAGATCGCTCCTGCGCTGAGTCGTGACTCGAACATCGCTGAAAAATGCGAACAGCAGTATCAGTACGAAATCCGAAATGCTGGGGCAGCCAGCTTCAACGAAGCTCAGCGTGGCCCGCAGCCTGAATCTTCCTTCATCTCGGTGCGCTCATGACCCTGCTCGTTCAGCCGTCTTTCAGCGCGGGCGAGATGGCGCCTGCGACCTATGGCCGTGTTGACCTGGCGCGCTACTACACTGGTCTGCGCACCTGTCGAAACTTCCAGGTGCTACCAGAGGGTGGCGTACAGAACCGCTCTGGCACGAAGTTCATCGCCGAGGTGAAAGCCAGCGCGAATTTCACTCGCCTTATCCCCTTCCAGTACTCGACCGAACAGACCTACATCTTGGAGTTCGGCAACCTGTATATCCGCTTCGTGAGCAATGGCGGGCAGGTTGTCAGTGGATCGGTGCCCTACGAGATCGCTAGTCCGTACACAACTGCCGATCTGCGCGATCTGAAGTTCACTCAGTCTGCCGACGTTCTGACCATCGTTCACCCGAACTACGCGCCACGCGAGTTGAAGCGCCTTGCCCCGACCAACTGGACGCTGACCACTATCGACTTCCAGCCGGGCATCGCTGCTCCAACTGGACTCTCTGGCTCGCCGCGCACTGGTGGGTCTGGCGACACAACGAACTACCGGTACCGGGTTACGGCAGTCAGTTCGAAGGACACAGGTTCCATCGAGTCCTGGGCGAGCAATACCGTCACTGTGGCGAGCTTTGACGATAAGCCAGGCGCCACCCTGTCCTGGACAGCCGTAACAGGTGCGGACCACTACAACATCTACAAGGACAAGTCATCGGGGGTTTTCGGCTACATCGGCCAGGCTGACACCACTTCGTTCAGCGACATCAACATCGCGCCTGACAACGACAAGACTGTGCCGATTGGATACAACCCATTCACTGGTGGCAACAACCCATCGGTCGTAGGCTACTTCCAGCAGCGGCTAGTCTTCGCAGCCAGCAAGGACCAGCCTCAAACCATCTGGATGAGCAGGGTCGGGGACTTCCATAACTTCGGATACTCGGACCCCTACAAGGACGATGACGGCATCGAGTTCACGATTGCCAGCCGCGAGGTAAACCAGATTCGTCACCTCGTATCGCTGCGTGATCTTCTGGTGCTGACCTCTGGCGCAGAGTGGTCGGTTAGTTCCTCGAAAGAAACCGGTATCACCCCTGAGTCGATCTCTGTCAGCGCGCAAAGCTATTTCGGTTCTAGCGGCGTGATTCCAGCCGTCTACGCCAATACTGCGCTGTACATCCAGGCCAGGGGCGGCAAGCTTTCGACGCTCGCCTATAACGATATTGATGCCGGCTTCAGGCCAAGCGACGTGAGCGTTCTTTCATCGCACCTACTGCGCGGGTACACCATCGAGGACCAAGCATTCACGCTGACGCCCAATGGCGTTCTGTGGATGGTCCGTAACGATGGTGTATTGCTCGGATTCACGTTCATGCCAGAGCAGCAGGTTTTCGCCTGGCATCGTCACGACACCGATGGCGAGGTCGAATCCGTAGCGACTGTTCCAGAGGGCGACGAAGATATCCTCTACATGATCGTCAAGCGCACGATCAACGGGTCTACCAAGCGTTACATCGAGCGCATGCAGTCACGCCAGTTGACCAAGTTCGAAAGCGGCGATTACGTCTATGACCGCTCGTTCTTCGTCGACTGCGGCCTGACTTACGACGGGCGCGGCACCATGAGCGCTACGTTAACTGGTGGGACTGACTGGAAATACCCGAACCCTCTGACCCTTGAGGCTCTATCGGCTCCGTTCAACCCCGGGCATGTCGGTCGCTATCTAATTCTCTATGGCGGTGGAGACGAGGACAATATCGGCGATGTGCTGACCGTCAAGATTCTCTCCTATGACTCCCCTGGCGTCGTTTCCGTGGAACCTCAGACTATCGTTCCTGAGTCATTGCGCGGGATATCGGCAACGCGCTGGGGCTTCGCCGCAACCACCATCAGTGGGCTTGGCCATCTTGAGGGCAAGACGGTTTCGATTCTCGCAGACGGAAACGTCGCGCCTCAGGCGGTTGTCTCTGGGGGTTCAATCACGCTGGATGGTCCTTCACTTGTTGTGCATGTCGGCCTCCCGATCACTGCGGAGATAGAGACGCTAGATATCACCATGCAGAACCAGCAGGCGTTTCTCGGCAACAAGAAGCGCATCAACCAGCTTGTCGTGCTGCTCGAGCAAAGTCGTGGCTTCTGGGCGGGCGCTCGGAGTGATCGTTTGAGGGCTGCATCCGGCTGGGAATACAAGCAGCGTGCGACAGAGAACTACGGCGAGCCTATCGAACTGAAGACAGGCAAGGCGGAGATCAGTATCAGCACAGACTGGACGGACGATGGCCGCATCTTCATCCGCCAAAGTGACCCGCTGCCCATTACGATCTTGGGAGTTCTTCCGAATGTCCAGGCCGGGGGCTGAGCTTAGGGCTGTCGACGAGCAGATTATTGCTCACGTCGTGGCCAATGTCCGCGAGGCAGATCGACTTGAGTTCGAGGCTATTCGTGGCGCTGATGTAGAGCAGGAATTGCGCTACGCCGTGGAGCAGAGCGAAGAGGCGTTTGTTCTGGTTAGCCGCGGAGAACCTGTCGTGATCTTCGGATGCATTCGGTACGACGACCGAATCGGCGTCCCTTGGATGATCAGCACGCATGCCGTTACCAGGCATCGCGCAGTTTTCCTCCAGGAGTGCAGAGATCAGATTGAGCGTATGCGTAAACGCTACGCGGCACTCATCAACTACACCGACGCACGATATGAGCAGGCCCTGCGCTGGATGCAGTGGCTGGGCTTCGACATGCTTGATGCCGTTGAGTACGGCGTAAACGGTGAACTTTTCCACCCATTCACTATGCGAGGCGAACTATGGGCGCAGCATTAGCGGCAGGCGCTGCCGGAGCTGGCGGGCTGCTGAATGCCTATTCGCAGATTCAGCAGGGCAAGGATGCCGTACGCACCGCGAACCGACAGCAGGCCTATCTAAATCGCCAGGCACGTCAGGTGCTGGACCAAGGCGAATTCGAAGACGCTCAGTTGTACGAACAGGGGCGGCAGATCGTGGGCTCCCAGCGTGCTGGGTTCGCGGCTAACGGTGTAGACGTAAACAGCGGAAGCGCATCCCGTGTCCAAGAGTCGACGATGAACCAGGTCGCCATGGATGCGGAGCAGGTCAGGCGGAACGCATTCAACCAAGCGTTTGGCATAGTCACGCAGGGTAACGAAGGAGTCCGTCAGGCAAGCGCCGACTATCGCACTCGTCGCCTGAATGCCTTCAGTTCTCTTCTCACTGGCGGCTCGCAAGCCTACGGCAACTACAGGGCGCTTTCCTGATGGCAGCACAGATCCCGCAATATCGACGCAGGGTAGGTCCTGACGTACCGCAGGCGCCTCGCGCGCTTGGCCAGAGCGTTGATGCATCAGGCCTCGCCCAAGGAATCAACTCTGCGGTAAACGCCTTTGTCCAGGTCCAGCGGCAGGAGATTGAGGACGCGAACCGTACCGCTGTTCTTGAGGCTGACAATGGGCTGGGCGCGTGGGAAAACGACACGCTCTTTAACCCGGAGTCCGGTGCCTTCACAAAGAAAGGACGAGGCGCCCTGAACATCACGCAGTCGACTCTCGAGTCGTTCGACAAGCAGCGTGAACAGATCTCCGCAAACCTGGCCAACGAGAGCCAGCGAGAGATGTTCAATCAGGCGGCATTGCGTCGCCGTGAAGGACTCCAGGCCAAGCTCGGGCAGTACGAGTTCCGTGAGCAACAGGTCTACAAGGATGAGGTCGATAAGTCTTCCATCCAATTGGCGATGGACACTGCTGCGCTGAACTATAACGATCCGCAGTCTATCGAGCAAAACCGCGCCAAGATGGATGCTGTGATCCAGATGCGTGGCGCCCGCATGGGCTGGTCGCCTGAAGAGATGGAGAACCAGCGGCGCCAGGCTAACAGTTCGCTGTCGCAGGCCGTCATCCAGCGCATGCTGATCGACTCGCCGCAGAAGGCCCGAGCCTACTACGACCAGTTCAAGACTGGCATGTCTGCTGAGGACCAGATCCGTGCCAGCAATGGCATTGACCAAGCGTTTCGTCGGCAGGAGGCGGAGGCGCGTCAACGTATGGTTGAGCAGCGTCAGCTTCAGGCAATTGCCAGGTCTGAACTCAGTAGCCGTGTACAGGATGCCCAGGCCGCATACCTACAAGGCTTTGACTATGCCGATCCTCCTTCTCTGGCAGACTTCAAGAATGCCTATGGTGATCGCGCGCAGGAGCAGTGGGACTCGTTCCGCAAGGTGCAGGAAGTCGCCCCGGCTATTCGGGAGTTTGCTACTGCTGATCCCGCTGAGCGTGAGGCCATTCTTAGCCGCTTCCAGCCAACCACTGATGGCGTGGCTAATGAGGGATTCCGCGAGGATAACCAACTCTACCAGCGCCTTTTGACTGTAGGCACTGCTCTGATGAAGAAACAGCAGCAGGATCCTGCCGCCTACGTGGCTCAGTACAGTCCTGCTGTGCGCCAGGCCTTGGTCAATGCCCAGGAGCAAAACACGCCGGAGGCCTACGAGGCATACGCAAACGCCGCGATTGCTGAGCAGCAACGCTTGGGCGTCCAGAACATCAAGATTCTCCCTGATGCTCTGGCAAACCAGTTCGCCGCGGACTTCAACAGTCGTGTCGCATCAGGGCAGGGCGATACCGCTGCTCAACTTATCGAGCAGTACCAGGCGCAATGGGGCAAGAACTTCGGGTCTGTGATCCGCCAGCTTGGCTCGAAGCTTCCTGCTGAAGCCCAGGTTATCGCAACCGGCCTGCCGAAGGATGTGGCCGAGCGCATGGCAAGCGTTGCTCCGCTGAAGGAAGGCGATCTCAAAAAGGGTATGGAAGAAGGCGACTTTAAGGACATTCAAGAGAACGTGCAGAAGGAAATGTCTGCATTTGCCGCGACCCTTATGGGGCAGTCTGGTGGCCTAAACACCTTCAACACCATGTACCAGGCCGCGGTTAAGACTGCGTCCGCATACGTTCTGCAAGGCGAGAAACCGGCCAAGGCGGCGCAGCGCGTTGTAGCCGGAATGGCTGGTGACAAGTATGACCTGTTCGGCACCTACCGCGTGCCTAAGGAACTGGACACCAGCGCGGTTAGCCGTGGTGCCGATGTAGCTCTGGAGAACCTGAAGCCTGATGATCTCATGCCGCTTCCTGGCATCCCAGGCGTTGAAGAGTCCGAGAACATCCGGCAACTGCACTCTGCGGTTATCGACAACGGCCAGTGGGTTACGAACGGTGACGAGACAGGTCTGAGCCTCACGCTCAACGGCTACCGAGTCCTTGGTAAGGATGGCAAGCCAATCACCCGGACCTGGAGCGAACTGCAAGAGCAAGGCACCAAGTCCCCACCCCAATATCGCGTTGCACCTCTTGGAATCGTTCCATGACGATCTACACACAGGATGCTCCTGCGCTTGACCGGCGCACGCTGCTAGACATTCCGGCAGATACTGGTGATGTGTTTGGGGCTGCGTTTGAATCCGCATTCTCGACCAACCCTTCATCCTCCATCATCCGTATGGAGGAGTTGAGGCAGGCAGAGGAGGGCCGAGGGTTCACTAACGACAGTGACTCAATCGTAGTTCAGCCTCGCCTGGAGCCTGACACACCTCTCTTGAGCGCTGAGGATGCAAGAGCCCGTGTTGCCGAGTCTGGTCTGGATATCAAGGTTCCCGATCAAGGGATCAGGCAAGGGGCTCTCGAGATCCTGATTGACAGGCACCGTGCCCAGGCAGCACGCCAGCAGATCATGGCTCGCGCCGGCTCTGGGACTATGCCGGCACAGATCGCCGCATCGCTGGGCGCCTCTCTGCTGGACCCGCTGAACATCGCCTCGGCATTCGTGCCTGTGGTTGGTGAAGCCCGCTATGCCAACCTACTGGCTAGGGCAGCTTCTCCGCTCGGTCGGGCCGGTGTTCGGGCTGGCGTAGGTGCATTGGAGGGTGCAGTCGGCGCGGCAATCATTGAGCCTTTACCTCTGCTTGCGGCGGCTCAGGATCAAACGGACTATGGGCTTTCTGACTCACTAGCCAACATCGCGCTTGGTGGGCTGCTTGGCGGCGGCTTGCATACCGTGGGAGGCGCCATATCTGACGCGCTGAAGCGTCGCGTAGTTGGTGAACTAGACGCACAGCCATCTGTAGCCGCTGCCATCCGTCCCGAGCCTACGACGCGTCGCCAGGTCGACTATGGGCGCCTCTTTGATGACGACCCGGATATTGCGCTTAGGCAGTCCCTTGCGCGCGGCCTTGAGGCCGATCAGGCGAACCTTTACCAGGCAGCACGCAGCCAGGCCATCGAAGAGATTCGGCCATCCCTTGTGTCCGAGCGGGTGGGCAACGTTGCAGACCTTCGGGCGGAGTTGACCCGCCTTGAAGCCAGAGCGCAGGCGCTTCCCGACACATTCAAGACTAGGGCGAAGGAATTCCAGGGGCCGAGGGTCAGCCGCAAGCAGGCGGAACGTATGGCGCGAGACGCCATCGCAACCGAGAGCGAACAGATATCGGTTCGACGTGAGCAGATCAATGCAGAGATAGAGCGCAACCGTTCTGGCGAGATGGCGCGTCAAGATATTGCGGCGCTCAACCGTGGCGAAGTACCGGAACGCCTTGCGGGTCGCGTAGAAGCCAGGGCTGCGCAGATCATGGAAGGTTACCGCCAGCGTCCACTCGGGGCAGCGGTAAAAACTGCCCGTCAGGTTGCTGAGGAGTCCGACTGGACGATCCGCGATGCCGCGTTGCGTACTGCGGTTAGTCAGGCAATGACTGGCCGCGACATCGCTGTAGCCGATCTGTTCGACTTGCAGAACCCTGCCAAAGCAGCGCAGGCGATGGACAACCTACGCCGCCCGCAAGAGCGCAGGGTTGATCCTGAAGGCGCTGCCGAAAGCCGTCGTATCGATGAGCTGAAGTCGACAGATGATCTTGAGGACGCTCGCCAGGCCTTGGCAGATGACGAAGCACTGTCCCGCGAGATCCTTGCTCAGTTGCCAGAGGATCAGCGGGCCATAGTAGAGGCAATGGGGAGAGAAGAGTTCGCCCTGGCTGATGCCGAGGCCGCGAAGGCTGAGAAATATTCCAAGGCCTATCGGGCTGCTGCACTTTGTGAGATTGGGAGAGGTTGATGGCGACTACGCTACCGGCAGGAATCAGTCCTTGCGCTGATGCAGTAAGAGCAGCAGCGGGGGATATGGAGGCGACGGAGATTCAAGAGATCTTCCAGTTGCTGCGTGGACGCACCCAGGAGATTCTTGCGAGGGAAGGGGCATATAGTACCGAGCAGGCGGCAATGCGAGCAGCCGATGAACTAGCTCGCCAGGCTGAGCATGCTGCCATCATCGAACGTCGTAACGCGCTGCTGAATGTGCGCGCTCGAGCGCAGCTAGTCAGCTTTGTGCGCAACACCTTTGCCGATCGTCCCGACCTTGGTGTTGAGTCTTTCTTGGTGGGGACAAACGTTGCACGAAAGGGGGCTCGCCTCTCTGTTGCGGCAGAGCAGAAGGCACTTGGCGATGCATACATTGGTGGGATGCTGAATGACCTGGAGCGAGGCGATCTGGTTGGCGTCCTTGCTCGGGGGGACTCCGACCAAGACATCGCTGACGCTTTGTGGCGCATTGGCAACGATCAGGATGTGTCTGACCTGAATCCTCAGGTTGTCGAAATCGCACAGATCATCCAGCGATACCAAGAAGCGGCCCGCCTCGATGCCAACCGTGCCGGGGCCAGTATTGGACGCATCCCCGGCTACATCGCCCGGCAGAGCCATGATAGCGAGAAGATCGGCGCAGCCGGCTTCGATCAGTGGCTTTCAGATATTCTCCCGCGGTTGGATCCTCGCACCTTCGACGGAGTGTCGGATGTGAATGGGTACATGCGCGGGATTTACGATGGTCTTGTGTCTGGCGACCATCTGCGCGCTCAAGGCGATGCTCGACCGAATGGATTCCGCGGCCCCGCAAACCTTGCGCGCAAGATGAGCCAGGAGCGCGTTCTGCACTTCCGCGATGGAATTGGCTGGCACGAATACAACCGGCTCTATGGAACCGGCAACCTGCGCGAGGCGGTATTGCGCGGCCTTGACCTGTCAGGCCAGAACACGGCCCTTATGCGCCGGCTTGGCACAAATCCGGAAGCCAACCTGAACATGGCCCTGGATGTGATCAAGGAAGACGTGCGCAGTGGCGATGATCCGCAGGCCCTGGCGAATTTCAACACGGCTCGCGAAGGGATGATCCGCAATCGATTCCGCGAGGTGAGTGGGCAGACTCGAATCCCTGGTAACGCTGCTGCTGCGCGTATCGCTGCAAACGTGCGTGCCTGGCAGTCGATCTCCAAACTCGGTGGCGCCTTGCTGTCATCGTTCACCGACCTCCCGGTCGCAGCAAGCGAGATGAAATACCAAGGCCGTTCGTTCCTGGGCAGTCTTTCGGAAATGGCAACCGGTCTGCTGAAGGGGCGCGGTAGTCGTGAGCAACGGGAAATCCTCTCAAGCTTCGGCGTATATGCGGACTCCATGCGCGGCGAGATCATGCGCCGGTTCTCTGCTGACGACTCAATGGGTGGGCGCATGTCCCGAGGCATGAGCCACTTCTTCCGGCTAAACGGCGTGTCGTGGTGGACTGATGCGAACAAGGCCAGTGCCGGACTGATGATGTCTCACAACCTGGCGCAGAGTCGCCGCCAAGCCTGGGGATCGCTGAACCCTGATCTTCGGCGCGCACTGAGCCTGTACGACCTTGATGCTGGTAAGTGGGATTTGCTCCGCGAGATGGACACTCGAATGGCTGACGGTCGTGATTACATGACCCCGGACGGTGTTGCGGATATCACCGACGAACGCATTGCACAGTATCTGGGAGATCAAGATCGGCCTGTCTCGCCCGGCGCTATTCGTGAAACCCGGCAGGATCTAGAGCGAAGCCTGCGTGCATACATCAATGATCGAGTGACCTATGCCGTGCTCGAACCCGATGCTCGTACTCGCTCGATCATGAACCAAGGGACTCAGCCCGGGACCGTCCCAGGAGATCTCCTGCGGTTCGTCACTCAGTTCAAGAGCTTCCCTGCCGCGTACATGCAAAAGACTCTGGGTCGTGAACTGTACGGTCGTGGCTATACGCCTGCTGGCCTGGGTGAGAATTTTCGTGGCGGAAGAGACCTGATCAGGGCTCTTCGCAATGGCAATGGCGAACGCTTGGCGCTTGCTCAACTGGTACTTTGGACGACCGCATTCGGCTATCTGTCCATGGCCTCCAAGGATGTTGCGAAAGGTCGTGAGCCTAGAAATCCAGATGACTACAAGACCTGGGTTGCTGCTATGGCTCAGGGCGGAGGTCTGGGGATTTTCGGCGATTACCTGTTCGGCGAGGCTAATCGCTTTGGCAACTCTGCTCTGGAAAGCGCTGCCGGGCCAACGCTTAGCACTACTGCTGACCTGATGAACCTGTGGGCCAGAGCGAAAGAAGGGGAAGACACAGCCGCATCCCTGCTCAGAATTGCACAGAACAACACTCCGTTCCTGAATCTTTTCTATAGCCGCATTGTTCTAGACCATCTGTTCTTGTTTTCTGTCCAGGAGGCTTTAAACCCCGGGTCGTTGCGTAGGACAGAGCAGCGCATCCAGAAAGAAAACGACCAGCAATTCCTGATTCGACCATCCCAAAGCTACATCGATACAGCCGGCGCCATCCTAAACTGATCAAGATAAACGACCAGAGAACCCCGAATCTTCGGGGTTTTCGCATTTCTGGAGCATCGAAAATTGACCGTCTCTACTACCGATAGTGTTATCGAGTACGAGGGCAACGGGGTTACTACCGCATTCCCTGTTCCTTTCAAATTTCCAGCCAATGGCGACCTAGTGGTAACTCAGGTCTATAACGATGTTTCGACAACCCTTTCGCTTGGGGCTAACTACTCAGTGGTTGGTGCTGGAGCACAGGCTGGTGGAGCGGTAATTGTCAATATACCAACTCCGGCAGGGGCCACTCTAAGCATCTCCAGAAGTCTGGCTGCGGTTCAAGAAACCGACCTGCGCAACCAGGGAAGGTATTTCGCGGAGACGCATGAAAGCGTTTTCGACTATCTCACTATGCTGATTCAGCAGGGATTTTCAGGTCTTTCAAGGGCCTTGAGGCGCCCAATAGGTAAAGACTACTTTGACGCCGAAAATCGAAGAATCTCTAATGTCTCCGATCCTGTGCTTTCGCAGGATGCAGTAACCAGAAAGTGGTCCGAGGAATACTTTTCTGATTTGATCAGTGATATTCAGGGTCCGGTAAACAATGCACAGAATGTGCTTTATGTAGATGGTGACGGAATATCAACTACTGTTCAGAAGGGGATTATAAAACAATTCACTTCTGTCTCTGATGTAAGAGGGAAAGCAGGGGACAAGGATGGAGATCAAGCTGTCCTTCTAGGGTACTATCAAGACTCGCCTGGAGTTGGGGGCGGGAATCTGTACTGGGACTCTCTCTCTGTAGAGCCAGATAATGGCGGATCGGTCTTTGCTGTTACCGGGGTTCCAAATGGGCGCTGGAAGCGCGATATAACGCACGGCGTGTGGGCCGAATGGTTCGGCGCTCGCAATGATGGTACTGATGCTGCGGGAACTACTGCTGCGGTGTGGGCTGCAATCATCGCACTCCGGCACGACCCGGAGACGATCGTGCAGTACATCGGCGGCCCCACTGTCACAGCGTATGCATCCGGGCGACTGAACTTCGGTAACGGGGTCTTTGCACTCCAGCCTGATAGTTTCGATATTACCCAGGACCTCGGCCTGACCATCGTCGGGCAGGGATTCAGAGGTAAGAACCAGGCGATGAAGGCGGCTACCACGTTGCTCTGCAAGGGAGTTTCAAGTGGATTTTTCTTCCGCCACTACGGGAATGGCGCCCGTAATCTGACATTCAAAGATATGGATGTCGTATATGAGAACTCGGATTTCACTGGAGACATAGTTGAGAGCCTTACATCTCCCGGCTTGACGCTTGAGAGGACTAGGCTTGGCTGCTATGGCGGGCTTCTTGGAACTCGCGTTCAAACCGCGAGAAGCTGTATCCGACCAACGTTCGACGAATTTTTGCGTTGCGAAGACGTTGTGTTTGATGGCGCTCAGAATGGCTTTTGGTCGGATGGTGCACGGACAGTTCCGGGTCTGTCTTTTGGTGGGTGGGGTACGACCCTTATGAACTGTACGTTTTATGATATTGCCAATGTCATGATACATCATGCGGCTAATAGAGGTAGAAGCATTGTTAATGTAATTGGGTGTGCGTTCAATCCTATCAATATAAGTCCTGCTAGGTGTTTTGATATTACCAACATTGAGGGAATCAATGTTACTGGAAATCAATTTACACCAGGCACGGGAAGCCAGCCAACGCAAGAATGGATTAGGCTTCTAGGTAGCACTGGCGCTATGGATGGGAATACGTTTTCAGGCCCATCCTCAAAGCTCGGAACCATTGGAGGCGTAGACCCTTCGTCAATCAGGTTCTCTAACAATAGGGTATCCTGCCAAGGTGGTCTTGTAGTATCCGGAGGAATTTTTACAGGCTCTGGAAACGAATATTCTATAGCTGATCATGGAGTTGACGTATCGCCAGTGGCTATTACTACTCTTGATATTGGTCCTGATATTTTCAAGTCTGGAGTATCTGGAAACTCATATCGAATCTCTGCGGATAGCTCCCTTCTTGGCGGGAGAATTAACTACATATTTGAGCAGGATAACTCAAATAGTAAGTTTTCAAATGTTTCCTCAAGGGTCTCAATTGACAATGTTGATAGGAGAATATCTACTATAGGCTCTCTCCCATCTACCGCGTCTCCGTATTTTAGCGGAAGAACCTACAATGTTACCGTTGCGGGTACATTCACATTGCCCACTCCAATCCCGGGAATTAGATTGAGAGTAATGAAAAGCACAGCGACGGCACTGACAGTATCTACCACATCCGGCTCGAATATTCTTGTCGGTGCCAGTTCGGCAAGAACCTCTGCCGTTGCGACAGCCGCCGAGATTGGGCCAGCAATTGAGTTTGTTGCTTTTAGCTCTACATCATGGATGGCGCAAGTCCTGTCAGGGTCTTGGTCATTCAGCTAGTCAACTCCCTGTTACTGGCAGGNCTTTTAGAAATACATCACCAAGTCCGACTGATTTTAAATAGTCGGACCTGCGTGATGCTATGTCTTTCATAACAGAGATCAAGAACGTTGCCGTCATGTGGTTCGCGTCAGTAATGAATGGGACTCCGCTCGCATCATACGGACAAGAACCTAAGCTAGTGCAGATAAGTCCTTTGAAGTCAATGTATGTATATGGGGCGTCCATTCTCGATGAGTATTTTCCATATGGTTCGCTACCATCATAGGTTGCGGCATCTATACAGGATTTTGCTGAATTTTTCGATATGAACATTGTGGATAGGCAAGATTGCTTTTTATCTACATCAAGTTGGAAGTAGTTGCCAAATACGTATAGGTCGGCTCCAGTTTCATTCTTTAGCTTCTTATACAGATCAAACCTGTACATGTTGTATCTGTAGGAGAAAGGTCTGTGTGAAACGATGAATATCTTCTCTGTAGAGTCTAGCAGCTTTCTATCGCTAGTGACTTTTGAGAATCTTTCGCAGTTCTCTGTGTATCGAGATTCTGTCGGGGATGCTTTCAGGGATTTGGAAATATCACTGAACTTGCACCCTAAATAGCTTACGGAAATTACGCGATAGCGGCTTTTATCTACTTGACTTGAAATCCCTATGGACCAGTTAGTTAGATAGGAGTCGCCAACTATAAGTACCACTGGTTTATCGCTTTGCGGGTCAGTATCTTCTATAAAAAGCTTTCTATTAGCGTTCTCTATTAGCTGAGAATTAATGCTGTAGACGCTATCAAGTCTTTCCGGGAATCCTTCCTTTACATAGCCATACGACGCTACAGATATGAGCGTAACAATAGCAATCGCTGTAGATGCTATAGGTCGCTTACCTAGGGCGCTGGCCCCGTTGCGCACAGGTTTTTCGACTAGCCGGTAACTCAAGATAGAAAGCAAAAGCGTGAAGGAAATCGCAATCGCAGAGTGCTCTGCTGATAGCTCTCCAAAGCTGCGGAGTTTGAAGATTGCCAGTATTGGCTGGNGCCACAAATAAGCGCTATAGCTGATCAGGCCAATCATTACGAATGGCCTAGAACTGAGAATGACTCCAACCAGAGTACGCGGACCGGTGGCAGCAATGATCAGAGCAGTCCCAATCACAGGCAGCGCGGCATTGATGCCTGGGAATGGTGTCTGCTCGTTATAAGCTAGTATGGCGTATACGATCATCGATAGGCCGGATAACGACAGTGCTTGATTAAGCGGCCCTGACGATATCGGCGCCGTTCTGCGTAGCAGGTAGAGCGCGGTTAGTGAGCCGACAAGCAATTCCCAGGCGCGTGCTGGCAGCATATAGAATGACATCATTGGATCAGTAGCCAGATAGTGCTCAGCAAACCACATGCTGGCAGCTACCAAGGCCAAGGTAATGACGGCGAACCATGCGCGCCCTAGTCGCCAGACGGCCATCACCAGCAACGGAAAAACAATGTAGTATTGCTCCTCTACTGCAAGGCTCCATGTGTGAATAAGAGGTTTGAGCGTTGTTGCCGTATCCCAATATCCAGACTCATACCAAAACAGGATGTTGGATGAGAACGTTGCAGTGGCCGCGATGCTTGAGAAATAACTTTTCAGTTCTGCTGGAGGCAAAAACACCCACGCCAACGGCATTGTTGCAAGTATCACCACGAATAGCGCAGGCATAATCCTCTTGGCGCGTCTTTGGTAGAACTTGATTATACTTATACCGCCGCGTTCTTGATCCTTAATAAGAATCGTGGTTATCAGAAATCCACTTATTACAAAGAAAACATCAACTCCAACAAATCCTCCAGAGAATGACTTAAATCCGGCATGAAAAAGAATGACCGACAAAACTGCAATAGCGCGGAGTCCGTCTATCTCTGGTCGATATTTAACAGTTGGATTACTCATAACATACCTGTCGTTGTGTTCATCTGCCTGTTACAGCGGCGCCGATCATACCCAATTGGAGCGGAACATGCCCATCACTGAGCAGCAGTTGCTGCCGCAGGATGAGTGGCGGGCGGCATGGGGATGGCGTAGCGGCTTACGAGGCGGAGCGCTGAGGCACTGGGGGAATTCTGGGGGAGCTAATCCCCCAAACAATCATTCATGGACATGAAGCAGGAAGCGTGAATGTTGCATAGATTCTGGTGTTGCCGGTTTGAGGTTGTGCAGAATGGGGCCTGAAAACGGATTCGAAATCCGTTGAGTCAGCAATGGCTCCTAGGGTTCAAATCCCTATCTCTCCGCCATATACAAGGGCTCCAGAGGTTCACGCTTCTGGAGCCCTTTTCTTTTGGGGGAATTTTGGGGGAGCAGCTATGCGTGACATTCCCCCATTCCCCCACTAAAGTTCGCCGCATGGCTTACTTCGAGAAACGCGGGAGCGCCTGGCGCGCACAGATCCGCAGAAAAGGACACCCAACTCTTTCCGCTACCTTCGACACCAAGGCTGAGGCCCAGCGCTGGGCAGCCGAGATCGAGGGCGATATGTCGCGCTCGCGATTCGTCGACACCAGGGCGGCCATGCGAACCACGCTAGGCAAGGCCTTAGAGCAATACGAAAGGGAGATTTCTGAGCATAAGAAGGGGGCCAGCCAGGAAAGGGGTCGAATCAGGAGATGGCTGGCACATCCCCTGGCAGCTAAAGGGCTTGGAGAAATCACTCCGTCTGATCTTGCTGAGTATCGTGACTCTCGACTGAAGGATGGCGCCTCATCGTCTACTGTTCGGTTAGATCTGGCGATCATCAGCCACCTCTATACCATTGCGGCAAAGGAGTGGCGGCTTGAAGGCCTGACGAATCCCTGCAAGAACCTGCGTATGCCAAAGGGGAGCAGGGCGCGTGAGCGCAGGCCCACTACCATAGAACTACGCAAGATTTATGCTGAAGCCGCCAAGCTTCACCCTGAACTCCCGGTGATTATCGAACTGGCAGCCGACACAGCTATGCGCAGGTCTGAGCTTCTGCTGCTGCGCAGAGAACAGATTCGCGACAAGGTTGCGGTTCTGGAGGATACGAAGAACGGCGAACGCCGGTCGGTCCCTCTGTCCTCACGCGCTCGAGAACTTCTCAAGTCGCTTCCGGCGCGGATTGATGGCAAGGTGTTCAGCCTTGCACCGAACACCGTTAGCAACTACTTCCCCAAGGTTTGCGAGGCCGCGGGCGTGAGCGGCCTTACCTTCCACGACCTCCGACATGAGGCCACGTCGCGCCTCTTTGAGCGGGGTTTCTCTATGATGGAGGTAGCGGCGATCACAGGGCACAAGACGCTTGCTATGCTCAAGCGCTACACACACCTTTCGCCTCATGCCCTGGCCGACAAGCTGGGCTAGCCGACCTTAGCCAGCCTCGGAGGTTCTCTCCTCGGCCTTCCCACCTTCGGAGCCTTGTGCTCTCCAGCCTCGTAGTCGCGCAGAAACTTGCGCACGCTCTCTAGCCTCCAGCATACCCGTATGCCCTGCTTGAAGTATGGGGGTAACCAGTCGGGGCGCGACTGGATCGCGCTGCGTATTGATGATTCTGTGCGCCCCAGCAGCTTGGCAAGCTCTGGGACATGGATGATTTCAGGTTCCATAGGCAATACCTCTCCGCCCCAGCTATTGCCGGGGAGGGCATGATGGTAGGATTTAGACGCCCAGCCGGGTTAGCTCAGGGAGAGCTAGTGGCGCCCGGCTGGGTCATTGACTTGCCGATCTCTGCGGCTGCGCGGACGATTGCTCGCCGAGTTGCACGCGGGCCGTCACGTTCGAATATTTCGTGTACCGCTTCCGGCGCGCCGTCCCAAGCGCCGCCCACTATGACGGCGACGCCTGCGTCATAGCTTTCGTAGCGGATATCCAGGTTCAGTCGCACCGCTAAGCGCAATGCATCGCCGTCGTCATCACGCGGGTTCCAGTAATATTCAACCCCAGTACTGAAATTGATCGGTTCAGCCAAGACTGGATCAATCCCCGCCGCCCGCGCCGCCAGTTCGAGTAGTTCGCGGTCGTTCATTGCGTTGCTCCTTCTAGGGCTGCGTCGATTTCAGCGTCCAGGTCTTCCTGGTTGAGTACGATGTTCTCAGGGGTCATCCCGGCGAATACGCCGCCTTGTCTGATCGTTTCGAGGTCTCGCTCTCGCAGCCACCGGTATCGCGCGGCGTCCTTGCGCAGATGTTCCACCTCGGCAATCAGCTTGAGAATGGCTTGTGGATTGGCGGCGGCGATGAAGGATGCCTTGATTGGCTCATCCTCGCCCGTCTCACAAACGAAATCGTTCGCGCAATCGCGCACTTGGTCGATTCCGTTCTCCACGAACCATTCCCCTGGTGCAAATGGAAGAGCACGCACCGCCAATTCCTTCAGTTTGTTGATATCGGTCATGGCTTGGTTCCTTTGATGATTTCGTCAAGATCGATTGGCACATTGATGCTTTTCAGCATCTCGGCGAACTGCTTCAGTGCCCCACGCAGAACCTCGTTCTCCGCCTTGATCTGGTCTTTCTCTCGCGTCCATTCCAGCCATGCGTCAATGTCGTAGTCGCCTTTCATGCCTTGACGCAGCCTGTCGCTCTCCGCCTTGAGCTGGTCGATCTCGTCCAGCAGGGCGAGGATGGTCTTGGGGTTGGCGGCGGAATCGAACAAATCCCAAGCAGCGGAGATCGGCTCATCCTCGCTCCGCTCAATTCGGATCACGTCCTCAGCAAGCCTCCGCAGCTCTGCGTGGTCGGTCATGATCTGGTCCGCCTGCTTTACGCTTTCCAGCAGTTCGTTAAAAAGTGGCTCATCCATCACTTCACCTCTATTCCGGCTTTCTGGAGGGCTGCTAGACATTCCCTGATTCCTCGGTTGAATTCGGCAAGCTCAGGATAAGCATCAAGTGATGAGCTACCATATGGCTTTGGCGGCCTCACCCTCAGAGCCGCGCGGCTGGCTTGCCAGGCCTTGAACGCAAGGTGAGCCGAGTAGTCTTTGAAGCAGTTGCGCTCATCCTGCCATTCCGACTCAAGGCCATGCTCGCGCAGTAGCCAAGCTTCAAACTCTTCTCTCATGTCAGGCACGGTCAGGACTCCTTTGGGTGGCCACGCAGACGGTCGGCCAACTCCATCTCGGCGTAATAGGCGCTCATGCTTTCGGCATCGTTGAGGTTCAACGTTCCGTAGACATGGCGGTTATAGAATTGCGTGGTGCCTAGGCAAGGCTTCGACAGGTTCAGGGTGTAGCCGCGCTTGTCGGCCAGGAACTTAGCGACCGCGGCGGATCGGCTCATGCCTGCCTGGCAGTGGACGATGATCGGCTCATCGCCGCACTCGTTCACGAAGTCGTGGATCTGCTTGGCGTCAATGTGGCTGAATACCCGAAAGCCATCGCTTCCCAAGTACCCGTCGACGTCATCAAACTCCACCCGGAGAACGCGTTTGTGATCGCAGGCAAAGGCATACCAGTCGCCCTTGCTGCCGATGCTGATCACGTTGCTCGGTATCTCGACCTTGCTGGCATCCACTGCGGAGAGGAATGTCACCTCTCGCCTGTTCACTGCTTGCTCCATCTGCTCAGTTCCTGTCCTTTCTGTTCTGTCTGCTCGTAGAGGTTCTGGAAGTCCCCGACTATCCGGAAGATGCTGAAGACGATCAGCGCGATGACCAGCGCCTGGGCGATTAAGGTTTTGTTTTCGTTGTCCACGGTTGGTCCTCCGGGATCGGATGCGTTGGTTTCGTTGTTGGGTGTCGATGCCGGAATCCCGGCATCGCAGCAGAATCAATGACTTACGATCGAATTAGCTGGCGGGCAGGCCGGCCTGCAAGGTGTGCGGTTAAGGGGAAGGGTTAGGGGTTGAGGCCGGCGGAGTTCAGAATTGCAATGGCCTCGTGGTTCACGTCAGATCCATCCGCAACGACGCTGCTGATGGAGATTCGCGCACAGCCGAACTGATCATCTTCCCGTACAAAGCCAAGGCTGTTGAACAGGTAGAGCGCCTTCTGTACACCGGATACATCCTGATGCGGGCCATCCTTCAGAGTGGGATTGCCGTGCACGTCCAGCTTCACAAGCCAGTATTGGTCACTCATGCTCCTTCTCCTCGCCGAGCAGGGCGCGAAGTTCCCGATGGGTCTTCGCCACCTGTTCGCGCCCGCAGTAATGAAAGCCGCCTTCGCACTCGCACTCGTGGAGTTCCAGCCAGTTTCCGAGATGTCGCCTTGCCTCGCGCAACAGCCCCTCGCTGACCACCACATGGCCCTCGGGAATAACTGCCAACTCCCTAACTTCATAGCCTGGCCAGTCCTGAGGGTTTGCTCTGACCATGTCGTGGTGCTCCTTGGAGCAGGGGCGCCAATCTCCCGGATGGCTTGTGAAGAACGAGTAGTACCGCTTCACCTCACTCATGGTTCAGTCCTCCGGATACAGGTCGTACTTGCGGCAGATGGCATCCATTTCCGGGCGGGCGCGGAAAATCCAGAACTCCCCACCATCGACACTCACCTGATAGATGTACTTTGTTCCCGGAAGGATCTTCCCTCGGTCGGATCGAACGGCCTCAACGATTAGCCAGTCATCCGCACCAACGTCTTGCCTTCCGAAGCCGGCACGGTCGAACCAGTAATAGGCATCACACTGATAGTGCTTCCGGGCCGTCCGAAGTTCGTCGCGTAACAGTTGCATCACACCCCCTCCTTGCCGGGCGCGGCGCGGTCCAGGCGCTCGATCTCGGCCAGGATCAAGGCGCTGGCACGCACGTAGTTGGATCGCGCGTCTCTCGGCTTCCACCACTTCGCCGAGAACGGCCAGATAGCTGGCGCCTCGTCGTTGGCTCCGTTGAGGATGTATGCCGCTGCGGCTCGCGGAAGTTCGGCGGCGCAATAGAGGTCGTCGTGCTCCGGTGTCCAGCCCTCGGCGGTGATCTGCCGGCGGCGCTCTGCCTGCACGTCGATCCATGCCTGCGGCACCGAGTTGCCGGGCACGTCGGCGAGTATGGAAAGCAGTTGGCGCTCAGCCGTAATTCGGGTGTCGTGGTCTTTGTCGCTCATCATGTTGAGCAGTTGCTCAACCGGCACCAGCATCCACCCCTCCGGACCGCTGTGCTGAGCCGAGTTGCCGGGCGCGGCGGCGAGTATGCCGAGCGCTCGCTGTACCTCTTCTCGATCACCATCACTGCCGTCAATGACAACGTTGCCAACTGGGTCGCAGAGGACAGCACGCAACTTGCGCAAGGCTTCCTCAACCGGAACCGGCCTGGAATAGATCGGGATTACGTATCCATTTGCTCTGTCCTCGTTCGACTTGCAGGGCTGGTGATCCTTCAGCGGCAGTGATTGCACCCAGCCATCAGGCACGCTGTGCTGAGCCTGGGCTGTACGCAACTCATGAATTCGGATTTCAAGGCGGCGTATGTGATCAGCCTGGGCGTCTATCTTCTTGCGCATGCCGATGATGTTTTCGTATTGGCTGATCATGCTCACGGCTCCTCAGAGGCTCGGTTGTGAGTTTGTTCTGCTCGCTTCCATCGGAAGCCTTTGTACTTTTGGACATGTCCATTCAGGCAGCGATAGACGCCACGCCTGTCGAATCCATGACGACGGATAGATTTCGAAGATGGGAACCATATGCCGAAGCCGGCAACTTCTTCTGACTCGGCGATGATTGGAATTCCGTCTTGGTGGAGCAGTCCTTGTTGATAGGCATGCTTGATGTTCTCGGACGGTGTGCACCATTCAAGATTCGCTGCTGAGTTGTCTGTCTTTACGCCGTTGATGTGGTTTATTTGCGTCTTGCAGTCAGGGTTTGGGATGAACGCAAGTGCAACGAGACGATGAACAAACATGTTTTTCTTCTGGCCATGCAGCCGGAATGTGATCTTCTCGTAGCCTTTCTTGTCTAGCTGAGTGGTCAGCTTTTTCCCAGTCTCGCCGTTGAAGATGCAGCCATCGTTGGTCGCCATGAAAGGATCAAAGCCAGGTATCGCGACCGCCTCATTCATCTGGCMCCTCCGGCCGCTCCTGCCTCTCAAGTTCCCCGATCCACTTAATCATCCGGATAACTTCATAGGCGGTCTGATCCTCGATCACGCTACAGCCTTCGTACATGAGGATTGGCCGTCCGCAGGATGTATCGACTGTCCAGGAACCTGCGCTTTTCTGCTCAAGCTCCGCGACCCTGGCCAGGGCGGCGTCGCGCTCTTGCTCTGCCGTAGCGCAGGCCGTTGCTACTTCGTGCAGGCGAGCATTAGCGGCGTCGCGCTCGGATCGCAGCTTCCAGCGGTCTCCATCGCATTCGTCGAGCGCTTCGCTCAGCTTCGCGTTCTCCGCCCGCAGCGCCCCGACGATGCGGTCGAAATCAATCATGCGGCCAAGCTCGCATCCGGCGAACAGCAGACCTTCGTTGTGCAGCTCGGTTTCGTCCTCTGGTTGGATGAACCAGTCCTCATCCGTACCATCGACGCGCGCCACAACCTCCGGCTGCTCCGCCTGCTTGGCCTGCGCCTGGGCGGAGAGGTGTGGTGCGAACTCTTCAAGGCTGGTGCAACCACCTGGCGAATGGCGACCCTCAGTCATCGGCATACCGCAGAGGCATCCGATCACTGGAGCGCCCTCTGCCTGCGCTACGATGGCGTCACGCCCGCGCTTCGCGATGGCCTTGGAATGCTCGGGGTCGATGTCCATTACCGGGTTATAGCCCCGCAGCTGATCCAGATAGGCGTCGAAGTCAGTGCCGGAGAGTTCGCCGAGGTTGGCCCACTTGCTGGTACCTTGCCCCTCGGAATCGTCGTAGGCGTCGGCAACCGCTGCGAACGGTTCCAGAGCTGTTTCCAGTTCCGCGACCCTGGCCAGGATGGCGTCGCGCTCTTTACGCATTTCATCCCAGTCCGCGAGGCGCTGCTCTGCCTGCTCTGCCCACGAATCGCGATCCGCCCGCAGCGCCCCGACGATGCGCTCGTGCTGGGCGACGGTCATCAGCGGCCGGCGCTCAACGGTGTAGGAGCGTTCGAACTCCTCGCCTTTCCCTGGATGCCAGAGACTCCAGCCAGTTTGCGGCCCGGCAGTGACACGGTACTGCCACGCCACCACCTCCGGCCGCTCCGCCTCTGCCTGCTCGGCCTGCGCCGTGAGGGTTGCCGATTCAGCGATTACGCTAAGGACGCGCCCCTCTTTATCCTGGCGGGTTACCGATACGATGGCGCCGGATTCGTTCTTGGTGACAACAACCTCGCCAGAGGGTTGCGCCAGGGCGGCGCGGGCCTGCTCCGGGGTTACGAACCAGCCACTGCCGTCGCATTCGCGGCAGACTTCTCCGACATAACCGTCGCCTGAGCCGTCACATTCGGAACATGCGTAACCGGCTGCCGGATCGGTTTCATATCCGCAGGCGCAAAGGTCGCCGGGCATCAGATCGCCTTCGCCGCAATCAGGGCATTTGGTGGCACGGGGCTTTCCATCAACTGCACGTTCATCCCCGCCTGCCTGCTCTACCGGGTCCGGACGCATAGGGCAATCTCTTCCGCACAGATCTCCTGGCTTCAGTTCCCACCCCTGACTAGCAGCAGCTTCCGCAAGGCATTCCGACGAGTGATCGCCAGTTGTTGTTCCGCAGTTGGTGCCTTGGCAACTGGCAGGCTCTGCCTGCTCTACCGGTGCCTTGTTCAGTTCCTTGCTCACAATCCCTTCTCCTGCCGCTCAATAGCGGCGATGAATTCGACAATCTCTGTGCTGAGGTCCATGGCGCCAATGCTGTTGTGGACCCCGACGTATTTGTTGGCCTTCTTGAGCAGGAGCATTGCGGTTGGAAGAAGTCCAGAACCGCACTTGCCCTTGCACAAGGCGTCGATCTTCCGCATCTCGGCTGATTCGCAGAGTCCGCTATTCATGCTGCTACCCTCGGGGCTATGCCCATGTCTCTGTCGTGATGCCCTGCTAGCCAAAGCGACCGCTCATAGAGCATGTGCAGTCCGTATGGGCAGGCCTGAAGACGCTCGCCGCGATCCCGGGCTTCTATGCCCTCGCGGTATTCGTCCTCTGATTCTGGAAACTCAAGCCGCTTGCTTTGCATTTGCTGCTCGCCTCCGCGCGTTTTCACAGGCCTTGCATTCGCTGCAATGGCCGTCCTTCTTGCTCGGGTTCGAGTAGTACTCAGATAGAGGCTTGACGGTCTTGCATTTCGAACACGGCTTCTCGCCGTTTATGAGCGTCGATTTGCCGTGGCCGGATGCCCTCCACTTGTCGAACTCGGCGCGGGCGGAGAAGTAGGTTCGAAGCAGGCGCTGTACCGTGTGATCGCTGATCCCCATGGCTGGGCCGATCTCCCATCGCCCGCAATCCAGGATCACCAGGTCTTCGAGCATTTGGCAGTATTCGATGTCCTTTGCAGTGCGCTTGGCCTGAACACGTCTCTGCTGTTCTCGCTCCATTCCGGTAGAGGCTCCGGTAATGCGGCTATTGAACGTGACCGGCTGATTCGAGGAGACGCCCGCAGGGATCTTCGTGATGACCCCTCCCGCTGCCAGGTACTCAGCAACGGCGTCTTGAATGTCATCGTGAGTCAGCGCATGGGCAACCGGCTCTTGCACGCCGCACCACGCATCAGCGCCGATTCTCAGGTCGCTTAGAATCTCGGGAATGTCGGTTTCCATGGCTTTCTCCGGGCAAAAGAAAAGGCCCTATTGAGGGCCTTTAATTGCGCGTAACTTGTTGATTTATAAAGGAATATCGTCGTCGAATTCATCCTGAGCGCTACGCTGCTGAGGCGCACTCTGCTGCTGAGTAGATGACCTGCTCTGAGCTGCCTGTTCATTTCCAGGCTTTCCGCCAAACATCTGCATCTGCCCGTGCATGTCGACGATGATCTCTGTTGTGTAGCGGTCCTGACCGTCCTGCGCCTGCCACTTTCGAGTTCTGAGTGAACCCTCGACGTACAGTTGCTGACCCTTCTTTACGTGCTGCCCGACGATCTCCGCCAACTTCCCGAAGAACACCACGCGGTGCCATTCGGTGCGCTCCTGTTGCTGGCCGGTCTGCTTGTCCTTCCAGCTCTCGCTGGTGGCGAGGGTGATGTTGGTCACCGCATTGCCGTTGGGCATATAGCGAGTTTCCGGGTCACCACCGACGTTGCCAACCAGAATGACTTTGTTAACGCCTCTCATGCTGCTTTCCTCATGCGTTCTCGCATCTGATGTTCAAGCTCTGCCAACTCTTCCAGGAACGCTTTAACCTCGGACTCCATCTCGCGAATGCGTTCCTCGTCGCGGTGGTAGCGGAAGCACACGTACTGCAATTCATCAGGCAGACGGTCGTCGAAGCTCACGAAGTCGACCCACTCGCGGCCGCTGCATGACATTTGGGCGAGCATCTGCCACTCGTACTGTGGGTCGTGCTTGCCCGACTGCATCGTGTAGATGTGGGTTGCGGTAGACGGGCATTTAATCTCGACGAGCCCATGCTCCCCCGCGAGGCCATCTGGCGACGCGCCAAATCCATCGATTCGCGGATGGATGATCAGGCCTGTTTCGATCGTCATTACGCCTGCATTGAACTCGTATGCCGAGCGGGCAATCGGCTCCAGGTCGGTACCACGCTGCATTGCGGCGCTGGTGAATCCTTCCTCGCGCTTGCCGGTCAGGCGCTCGCACAGGAGCTGCATCATGTAGTTCTGGCGGGTAGCAGAAGGGGCGCCACTGCGCCCCTTTGCCATCACATCCTTGACCTTGCTGGCCGTCMCCCGCCCCAGGCGCTGTGCGAACCATTCATCACTACGCTGCTCGATCATCGCCGGTCTCCTCGAATTCAACGTCTATAGGGGCGTCCAGCAGTTCTTTCTTCCGCTGGTCCTTGGCCGCCGTAAGCTGGTCGCGCGCGCCCTTTGTCTTGTAGGCTTTCCAGGCATTGCTGAATGCTGACTGCAAGTCTTCCATTGTTGGGGAGTCCTTGATGAGGCAGATCGCCTCGCTGACGTCCTCGTACTGTTCTGCGGGAGTGACGTCTCGTTCAACGATCCGCTCGGCCTCGTCCTGGTCGTATATGCCGGCGAACCCGAACGCGAGGCGTGCGCACTGGATCATTGCCTTGTGGCGAAGCATCCGGCGCGGATGGGACTGCCAAGGCTGGGTGTTCCGCTTGCACTCGGCCATGTACTCAGTCGCGCTGATGGCATGGCTGCGGTCCTTCCGATAGATCTTGCAGGTGCATTCGGTTCCCTGCTGGTCCATTGAGAATTCCATGCCATCGAACTGTGGGTTCTCGTTGATGATCCGAGCCCAGCCATCCACGCCAACAACTGGCACGATGCCGTTGTTCTTGTCGGGGAATGCGTACAACTCCTTGGTGAAGGGGTTCAGTTTGTACTGGTCTGCCACGATCAGCAGGGCGACCATCTGCGAATCATTGACCTGGCCCTTGAAACAGGTCTGCTTGAGCGTGTTCGCCACTTCTTCAGGCGTGGTACCCATCTCGTAGCGCGTGGCGAACTTCGTCAGGAGCGGTGTTAGTGCAGTTCCCATGTGAACCTCAATAGTTGATCGTGATGTGAGGAACCTTGCGCTGAGCGATCAGGGTGATCGCCTGCTTGGCGCATTCCTCGGGCATGCCGCCGGCGATCAGGGCCGCCAGGGCTTCGTTGTTGATGGCTTTCTTGTGGGCCTTGTCGGCTTCTCGGGCTGCTGCCTCGCGCTCGATCCTGGCTTGCTCGTCTGCCTGCCGTTGGCGCTCTGCGGCAGCGGCTTCTTCGGCGCGCCGCTGTGCATCACGCTCAGCCTGCTCGGCGCGTTGCTGTGCTTCCAACTTCTCGCGCTCCGCCTTCTCGGCAGCGAGTCGCAGTTCCAGTTCCCGGCGCTCGGCGGCAGCCTTTGCCTCGGTTTCGCGGCGAGCGGCGGCTTCGCGTTCTTCCTGGGCGCGTCGTTCCGCTGCAAGGCGCTCGGCCTCGGCTGCTTCGCGGGCAATGCGCTCCTCGCGCTCTTTCTGCTCGCGTGCTGCTGCTTCGGCGCGCAGGCGTTCCAGTTCGGCCTGCTCGGCTTCGAACTTCTCACGGGCAACCAGGGCTTCTCGGAGAGCGATCAAAGCCTTATCTTTGGCGCGAGCAGCCTCTGCCTCGAACTCTTCCCAGGCTTCACTTATGGCCAGGCCTTCCAACCAAGCGATGTTGGCTTTGAGTTCATTAGAGTCCAGATCGCGGCATTCCAGGCGAAGGTTTATCTTATCGATCTCGCCCTGATGACGCGCAACCCGCGCCGCTTCAGCCTCTTCCCACTCGGTCAACGGACTGCGCACTTCGGCCTGCCAGGAATCCAACAGGTCGCGCATCCGCTTACGCTCGGCATCGATCTTCTTCGGAACTTCCTTCAGCTCAGCGACCAATTCCTTGCCCACGTTGTCCAGCGCCGTCTTGGAGCGGGCGACCTTGTAGGCGATGGAAGCGATGGCATCGCGGCCCTTGCGGGTTGAAACGTCCGGCACGAAGCCGTCGATTTCCTCGCGAATCTTGGCCAGGAACGGGTCAAGGCCATTGGCTGCCGAGTAGACTTGCAGAGCGGTTTCTTTGGCTGGTACTTCGACCAGTTGGTTTTCTGCGGACATGAATGATCCTCGCCGCGCATGCGCAGCCAGTGAAGGGAGGGGTTATTGGCCAGTGGCCGTAGATTCTGCGGTGATGATCCCGCCCCAGATCGGGCCGGCTGCGAGAATGAACAGGTACAGCAGGCCGCCGAAGAGGCTGCCTAGCCAGATTGCTGTGCGGCGGGTATTCACGGCGTAACCCGCTTGAACTCGACGACCCAGACCCAGGGATTCGCGGCCCAGGAGTCGGCGCCGTTGATCGACTCCCACAGCTCGCGCCATGCGTCGAACGGATCGCACCAGTTCGACGGGTGAGTCTCATCGCGGAAGGCGCTGTAGTAATGCGCGCCATCCCCGTGGTGAATGCGGTTCATTCCCTCGGCCAGATAGCGGCTCTCGAAAGCCGTCTCGCCCTCTCCATCCTGCAAGCGCTCGACCCGGACGCTGACGATCTCCAGCAGGATGCGGGAGGCCCAGCGGGGCATGTGGATACTTGGCTTCCATTTGCAGTGGAAGTAACCGTCGGGATCGACGTATTCGTTGTTGTCACCGCTGGCGCGATAGGCGCAGTGCGCTTGGTCCTGGAACTTCGTCATGTCCTTCCACCATGACTGGTTGGCGGCCTGCTCCTCATCGGAAATCAGTGGCCCTTGCCATGCTTCCCGCACCCACAGCCGATCGCCGGGCTGGCCGTAGGGGCATGCTCGGTCGACAACATGCTGAGGCTCGTGCTCCAGCACCAAGGCGCCCGGGGCGTAGATGTTTCCTAGATCAGGATGCTTGACGGGCTTTGCGATGCGCCGGGTGACCGTCTTCCGGCCTTCCAGGATGGCTCGGACCATCTGGTCGTTGAACAGGATTGGCCGCTCTTTCATTCCTCTTGCTCCTCAAGCTTCGTCAGCCGAGCCAGCATTTCACTGGTTAGCTGCTCATGGTCCTCTTGGCTAAGGACAGGCATGGGCACGAACAGAACGCCCGTATTTTTTAGCACCTGGGCGGCCTCTATGGCCCTGCGGAGTAAATCGACTGGTGCGCGCTTCATAGCCCCGCCACCTCAACAAACGCCACTGCGAAGGCCAGGATGCTGCCCAAGAAAAAGGCCGCGAAGAACGTTGTCTTGGCGGCCTTGGTCAGGTCGATGGTGATGGTCATGTGCGTCTCTCCCTAACCAGTCGTTCAGCGTTCTCGATAAGCGTGGATTCGAATGCGCGGAACCAGATGCGTTGGGCCAGTTCCAGGTCGCCTCGGCGGACGGCTAGGAGTAGCTGAGTCATCGGGCACTCTTTGCTGTCGACCTCTGCAAGCCACTCAGGCACGAATCCGGCGAATCCGTAGACCGTGAAGTCAGGCCCGGAAAAGGCCCGCTGCCGCTTGTCATGGAACGGCACGCAATCACCGTCCTCGCAGTTCAGGAGCTTCCCTACCTGCGCGGTTACGTACTCGCGGTCGCCGTCATCGTCTGGCGGCAGCGCGTTGTCCCAGCGCTCCTGGGCGTATTTCAATGCAGTGTTCATTTCTCACCTCAGTCGGTGTAGGCGATGTACTTGAACTGGCCTTTCTCTTCGTTGAAGTACTCGAAGCGGCCGCCAAACGTCCCGATCACGGCTTTTTCAACCTCGGCGCGCGAAGTGCCGATGGGGAAAACTCCCTTCTTGATCATTGATGCGCCTGTGTGCGGCTCCCATGTCCAGTCGATTTTTGTTGGGTCAAGCACGCGAGGCTTGCTTTCCATGAATGCCCCATACCCACCTACATCGAGGGTAATCGTGTGAATCTCGCGTACGCAGAGCGGATCGTCCGCTGCGCGCCAACCACAATCTGGACAACACATGTCAGCGCTCGTGTGAGCCGCACACGGCGGACTGATATGACAACTGCAATTCTCAACCTTTTCCAATTCGATCACGCCTTCGCAGCCGTCTCGGTTGCAGGTGGCGCCTTCCTCATATCCGAGTTCTTTCATGTCTCACCTCGCGTTCGCGTGCATGCGGCAGCGTTCCGAATCGCTGTCGTCATACAGGCGAAAAAATGCCCGGACTTGCCGGGCTAATGAGGGGTATGGGGATAGAGGGTGATCTGCGCTGCCGGCTCTACTTGAGCTACCTCCACCCTCCACGGGTGGTGCGCTAAGCATCAGCACTACTACTACGTCAGCGGCGTGCACACCGCTTATGCCTCGTTCGTGCCTACGCAATCCTTCACGCCCCGCCGGGCCGTTTACGGATTCACAGATGCGCTACAGCAGCGCAGATCACTCTCATTGGTAGGGTGGGGATGGCTCTAGTCTCCAGGCTTACGCGAACGCGCCCCGGTGCGCACTAGAGTCATCCCCATTAAAGGGTGGCGTCCTTGCCGGGGAAGTCAGTTGATGCGGCTGAAATCGACCGATTCGGAGTAGTAGCCGTTCGACTCGCCAAGCCAGCGGATTACGACGAAGCCTTTGGCTGTGGCCAGTCGGTAGAAGGTCCATGTGTAGCTTTCTACGTAATACCCAGGCGGCGCCGGGAAGTCTTCGCTACTGACGTCCTCGGCAACCACCAACGGCTGGCCAACAAGGTCGCTTGTGTCGCCCTCGATATCGTTAATCGAAACGCTCTCACAGCAGTCCTGCTGGTGATACATCCGAAACAGAGAGCCGTCTTCACATTCGAAATCGACAGAATCGCTGCCAGCTTCCAACCCGGTGATCTGCTTGATGGTCTTTCCGAGAAGATCAGAAATCGAAGCGTGCTTATACATATCTCGCCTCCAGTGTGTATGCGCCAGGGCGCGGTTAGGCGGTTGGTTTGACTGGTCGAACTGAAACAACAACCCAAGCATCATTTCCAATAACAAATGCACAGGAAGCTTCTTCGTCGGGGCCGTCGTAGAGGTTGCCGTCCGAACCTTCTTGCCCGAAATCGATCTTACCGTTCATATCGGCGATTCCATCCCAAAGCGGGCCAGTAGTCAGCGCATGCGATGCCCATTCCGGGGCGCTCTTCCAGTCGATATTTACGCTGTTCTCCAGCGGAAGCTCTGGACTAGGCATCCAGTATTTGACCTTGTAACATTGGCTTTCGCCTTTACGTTGGCACCATGCGCCTAACCATTCGCCTTCTCCCTCGTAAGTTGCTCCTTCTATTTCATATCGCCCACATACCGGGATCATGATCAGGCATTTGTCGCCAACGTTTGGTAGATGATCACTACACTTGATCCACTCACTCATCTCTCACCTCACCAATACATAGTCAGAAACAGAACAACGAACAGCGCTGCGAACTCGCCAAGGTCTGGCATGGATTCCTCTCTTGCCCGGGGGCTGGTAATTGGCTGTATCGGAGAGTGGTCTGGCCGGTGCTGAGTCTCTGTCCGGCTGGATTGGGTCATCTGGCGGCGTGACTCTGAACTGAATCAGGTAGTCCCCGCAGCACACGCTATACCCCTAGCGCTGTGCGGCCAGACCACTCTCCGATACAGCCCTGGAGGAGCCGTGACGAACCTCCAGGGGATCGGGCCTGCATTTGGGAACCCGGTAGGCGCGGGTGATGCCTGCTACCGGCAGGGCGGCGAGTTAGTTGCGCCACTCACTCAGCTCTTCTTCAGCGCTGTCGTGAGGGTGGTATTCAGGGCCATCTGATTCGTCCCAGCTAATGCATGCCGCATCCCATGCAAGGCGCCAGTCTTTCCAGCAATCGCCACCAATTCGGCGGTAGAAATACACGGCGTAACGCAGTTTCCAGATGAGCGATTTCATCTCTATCTCCTATTGCCCTACGGCGTTAATCACCGATGCGAACGCGAAAGCTCGCATTTGTGATGCCCCGGCTAACCGGGGCGGTTTATACCGTCCACTCAGCGGCGAGTATTTTCCTCGTCGCCTCGATAGCTGCTGCACATCTCGAACACTTGCGCTCTGCTGGAGCCGACTTCCATGCCTCAGGCCCAAGGCACTTCACCGACCTTCCGCAAAGCGACACGCCAGAAAAGCCTGCGTGAAACTTCATCCTCTCGGCCCTCCTGGGCTAAGTTCGTTGACTTCCTCGATGCGCCTGTCTCCAAGCGCATCTGAGAAATCGTGTTGGTTCTTTCTCACAGGCCGCGGAATCTCCCCGCCTGCACTCATGTTTATTCCAGGTCTACCTTTCGGCGCTGGTCCGGATCTAAGCTGCTCCGGTCGGGTCGAGGCACGATGCGTTGACGCTGCGTCGTTTTTACCCGTGGTCACCTTTGTCCCGGTGACTCGCTAAGGGCGGTCCTTTCCAGGGCCTGGCGCTGCGGTGTTCTGCGGCGTTGAGGTAAATCTACAACCCAAAGTTACAGAGCGCAAGGGTTTCAGGTGTAAAAATTTAGAATAAAAGTTGTTGATCATAGAATTCAGTAACTTACGGTTGTTTTTATGGGCGAACGAAGCCGACAAGCGGCTGAATGCCACTACCAGAAATAAGGTTTTACAAAGGCGTTTCGGTCAGACAGGCAAGAAAAAGCCCCATTCAAGGGGCTTGTTCGTTACCAGAGGGCTGATGACCAGAAGACTCTACCAAGGACTCGGATCTCTTGGCTCACCATTTCCTGATGTGTGTACTCTTCGTCCGGGTGCTCATCGCTGTTGTAGCTGCGAACGCGAATGCCGCCGCCTGGGAGGCGGTACAACACCTTCACTCTGAGTTCTCCGCCGTGGTCGAGAGCATACATCTTGCCATCGACCACGACAGTGCTTCCCTGGTCTATTCCTACGGTGCTCCCATCAGGCAAAACTGGCTCCATGCTGTTACCACTTACGGTCACGCATACAGCATTTGATGGGTCTACCTGTTGTTGTCGTAGTGTCAGCTTTCCAAAACGAAGCTTCCTGCTAGAGGACTGCTGTATTGCGGTCCTGCCGCTACCAGCAGAAAGCTCTACTTCCTTGAGAAAAGGCACGTAAACCTCGTCGTTCTCTAGAGGTGTTTCATCGTCCCAAACGTCCATCGGGCCAAGGAGCTGGGCGTTACTGATGGGGCCTCGAGCTTTAGGCTCTTCTCCAGAGAATAGATAGGAGGCAGTCGTATTCAAATTGAATGCTATCTCTTCCAGCCGCTTCCCACGCGGTGTAGAGACCTCAGATTCCCATTTCTGAACGGCCTGGGGCGAAACCCCTAGGCGCCGGGCTAGCTCGGACTGGTTCAGGCCTGCTTCTTCGCGTTTGCGCGCAATGCGCTTTCCTATCGTGCTCATGCAGAAATGATGCAACCAGCGGTTGTAGAAATCATTGTGAATTTGAGTTGTAGTCAGGCGCAGCATGCGATAACCTCTAGTTGTAACTGTAACTTTGAGGTTCACCATGGAAGAGCACCCGATCTGTAAGGCAGTCAAGGCTGCCGGCGGCCAGTCCGCCCTGGCTCGCATCCTCAACGTCACTCCCCAGGCAGTGCAGAAGATGTGTGCTTTTGGGCGGGTGCCTGCCAAGCGAGTCCTCGAAATTGAGAAGGCTACTGGCGTTTCTCGCCATGAGCTTCGCCCTGACCTTTACCCGTTAGCCGCATAAGGAAATCCACCAGATGTACTTCGACGAATCACACAAGCGAAGCGAGGTCTGCAAGCTGCGTTACAAGCCAGAGGATATGCGCAATTTGCGCATGGAAGCGCGCTTTGCAGGAATGCAACTCGCTACCTACATCCATGACCTTTCGATGCTTGCGCGTCGGCTCGGCGCCGCTGAACTGATCCGCGAGATGAATGGCCTTGGTGAACAGGATAAATCGGCCTAGAGGCCCTTTGGAGGGCCAATGCGCGAATCCATTTTCGATGCGTTGGAACCGGGGGCAAAAGATGAGGTTGTACGGCTAAGTGCCGAACTCGGCTGGGACCTCGAAAGAACAGCGCATGAGTACCTAAAAGCTGGGCAAAGACTCTCCACCTGGTTGCAGATGGAAAGGATGAAGAACCCGGCTCCTGTGCTCTCCCTGGTGGAGCACAAAAAGGGCCTCGATAGGGGCTAAGAAGCCTGAAGGCAGAAACGAAAAAGCCGGGATTGCGGCCCGGCTGATTCAACTACAGAACGGAAACGATGATGACAAATATTGTTCAGCTTGACAAGTCCAGGGGGTTCACCCGGATGGACAATGAATTGTACGAAGCCCTCATTGGGGCTGATCTTTCCGGGCGTGAACTTCGAGTAGCTTTGGCTGTTCATCGCCTAACTGCTGGGTTCAATCAAGACGAGTCTCGTATCACTGCTTCGGTGATCGCTGACATGTCAGGGATCCGTCGTGAGCATGTTTCTCGGATGCTCTGTGAGCTTCTGCGTCAGCGTGTGATTTATCGGGTTGGAGGATCTAAAGGTCCAATCGGTTTTTCTCCCGTTTCTGAGTGGAAGATCGATGAAAAGGTGTGTGCCGAAAACGGCACAAAGGATTTGGCACAGAGTGCCGAAAACGGCACAAAAGTAGTGCCAATTTCGGCACACTATAAAGACAGTAAAGACAATACAACTCCTAACGGAGTTGTTACGCCCGCTAAGCCTGTCGAAGAAAAACCTGCGAAGACTAAAGCGTTTGGTCTGGCCGATCTCCTGTCCGACAACCCGCATAGCATCCCTGAGCAACTCCTGGCGGACTGGATAACGACCCGCAAGGCAAAGCGTGCCGCGCTAACCCCTACGGCCTGGAAGCGTCTGAACAACTCCCTGGCAAAGTGCAAGGCCGCTGGCTTCACCGCTGAATACGCGGTCGAAACCATGGTGTCAAAGGGGTGGCAGACCGTCGAAGTCGACTGGCTGAAGAACTCAACTCGGAGTTTTTCAGGGCCTCAATCGGTCCCCGCATACGACGCCAATGACACCTCCTGGGCCGTAGGCCTGGAACAGGATCTGTTCTGATGAAACGCGCCGGCAGCTTGATCCCGCAAGCAATGTCGACCGCGCCGAGTCAGGTGCAGGCTCCGCGTGAGCTTGACGATGCAACCGTAAGCGTCGTGAACCAGTTGTTCTTCGAACTTCAATCGATCTTCCCGGCCTGGCGGCAGGCGTGGCCAACCACGGAAGCGATTGCTAAGGCAAAGCGTACTTGGATCAAGGCGTTCATGGACGCAGGTCTGAACAGTCTGGAGCAGATCCGCTATGGCATTCAGCAATGCCGCGCATCTGGCGGCGACTTCGCGCCAAGCGTCGGCAAGTTCATCAAGTGGTGCAACCCGAGTCCTGAACATCTGGGGCTGCCCAGCGTAGAGAAGGCCTATCTGGAGGCTGCCCGAAAGGCACACCCAGCTTTCACTGGAGGCTGGAGTCATCAAGCGGTGTATCACGCGGCAACGATGACCGGCTTCTACGAACTGACGAACCTCTCCGAGGAACGCAGCAGGAAGCTGTTCGAGCGCAACTACGAAGCGACTGTTCGGATGATTGTCTCCGGTCAGCCATTGCGCCAGATCCCGAAAGCTCTACCCGAATCCGTATCGATCAGAACGCCAGAGATCGGCAAAGCTGCGCTCAACGAACTGCGCGCAACTCTGGCAAGGAGTCATCAATGACCCAAGCAAACAACGGAAAGATCACAACCGAAGGCCTGCAACTGCCGAGCGCTTGCGACATATGCGGAAAGTCCCGGGCTCATGGAAGCCACGTGAAGTGCAGCAAGATCCGGCAGGCGCAGTACCAGGCGAAGAGGGCTGCGAAATGAAGACCTTCGAACTCCTGCGCATGGAAGGCCTGCGCACCTACGGTCGGCAAGTTGAGGCCAGTTCCTGGCGCGAAGCCGAGCAGCAATGCCGCGACGGCGAGATCGTAAACGGCGAACTGATCGGTGTGTACGACTGCGATCCGGTGACCGAGGCGGTCTGCACTGCGCGCAATGACGTGATGATTGAGCGGATGGAGGTGTGCTGTGGGTGAATTCTTCGAGACTGTATCGGCGATTCTTTCATATGACCCATGCAACGGAGAGTTCACCTGGAAGAAAGCATGCGGGCGAAGGAATGATCTTGTAGGGGCAAAGGCAGGATCGCTAAACAACTCTGGCTATCACCGAATCATGATTTCCGGGAAGGCTTATCTTGCTCATCGAATTGCGTTCTTGCTCATGACTGGAGAGCTTCCAAGAAAGCAGGTTGATCACATCAATGGAGTTAGAACTGACAACCGGTGGGTCAACTTGCGTGAGGTCAATGCAAGCGAGAATGGCAAGAATCAGAGACTGCGCAGGGGAAGCAAGGTTGGCCTGAGTGGAGTGTATTGGAGCGAAACTCGACAATCCTTTCAGGTCTTTATTGGCTTCACGGAGGGCGGTCAAAAGAGCCGAAGAGCTTTAGGTAGGTTCAAAAGCCTTTTTGAAGCGGCATGCGCTCGTAAGTCAGCAGAACTCCTTTATGGATTCCATCCAAACCACGGAAAACCTGTGGAGGCTCTCTGATGTCAGACCGTACCTTCCGCATCCAAGGCGCTGCCGGCATCCGTCCGGCTTTCGTCGCGGCCTGGAACCTCATCCAGGGGCTGATGAAAGAAGCACAGGGTGGCTACGAGCTGGTTCTACGCCCTCTCAAGTCGAAGCGCTCCATTGAGCAGAACAAGCGGTACTGGTCCCTTCTGCGCGAGCTGGCCGCCGTCGCCTGGGTCGACAACCGCCAGTTCGACGATCAGGTCTGGCACGAACAGTTCAAGCGCTGGTTCATCGGCTGCGAGGACGTGAAGTTGCCGGACGGCTCGACCGAACTGCGCGGCATCAGCACCACGAAGCTGAGCGTCGACGAATTCGGCGTTTACATGACCAAGATCGAAGCCTGGGCTGCCGAGCAAGGCTGGCCGCTGATGATGCAGGAGGCCGCATGAGCAGGTTCAAGGCGGGCGACCTAGCTCTAAATCTGCAAGAAATACCAAACTGCATCTGCGCTGGAGTGGTAGTCGAGTTGGTATCTCGACTTTCCCCGGGTGATCTATTTGTCGAAGACGGCCAGACCTTTCTGGTGAATCGGGCAGCCTGGTGGGTGCTCCATGAAGGTGATCGGCTCTACATCCCTGAACGGTATCTCATGCCACTCCGCGGAGACTTCCATCCCGAGCAGCAGAAGGCGAAGGGGGTGGAGGCATGAGCAAGTTCACCATCTTCATTCTCGGTATGACCTTTTTGTCGCTCATCACTGGTCAGATTGCATCGGCTCTTTGGTTCGCCTCGGCTGCGCTGATTTGGGAGTTCGTATGAGCCTCTCCACCCGCCAGCTCAAGCCCAAGATCTGCCAGAACACCGAGTGCGGCACCAAGTTCATCCCGCAGCGCCTGGGGCAGCGCGTGTGCTCCCCAGCCTGCGCCCTGGCCACCAAGGACAAGCACCAGGCTCCGGCCAGGAAGGCCATTGCCGACCGCGAGCGGCGGGAGATCAAGGCGCGTAAGGAGCGGTTGAAGACGCACAGCGACCACATCAAAGATGCAGAGAAGGCCGTTCGGGACTACCGGCGAACCTACGAACTTTCCATCGGCAGCGGCTGCATAAGCTGCGGCAAGTCTCAGGCCGAGGTACTGGCCGAACAAGGCTGGAAGACTGGAGGAGCATTCGACGCAGGGCATTTCCTCGGCAAGGGGGCAAGGCCCGAGCACCGCTTGGAGTCATCCAACATATGGCTTCAATGCAAGGCCTGTAACGCCGGCTCCAGCAAGTACGCCAGGAAGGGGCTTACCGTTTCCCAGGGCTTCCGTGAGGGCTTGATCGAACGCATCGGCCTGGAAGCTGTAGAGGCTCTGGAAGCCGATCACCGTCCCCGCAAGTACACGAACGACGAACTGAAGGCGATCACCGCCGAGTACCGCGCCAAGCTGCGCGAGCTGAAGAGGGCAACGGCATGACCAGAGATGCTGAAGAGCTTCTGACCCAATGGGGAAAATGGGTTTGGCAAGAGACCGGCGTTCCTCGCTGCGGGTCGCCAATGCTCGCGATCATGCGGGACAATGTTGCAATGGAGCGCTGCCTGTCCGCATCGATATCCGACGACGATGCCATGCTAATTGACGGGATTATCGCAAGGATGGGTCGGAGAGACGAAGAGATGGCTAATTGCGTGCGGGTGTATTACGCAACTGAGATGACAATGCAGCAGGTGGGAAAGGTGTTAAACCTGAATCGCCTGAAAGTTCGAGAACTGCTAATCGCTGGCAGGTGTTATGTAGAAGCTGTCCTTGATATGCGGGAGAGAATAGCTATTCGCGATGCCGCCTGATGTCGAATTGCTAACATAATAGTTGACCGTGTTAACTCGAACATATAGGATTTATGGAAGATTGCGGTTTTACCGCATAAAAATGCGAACGTCGACTTTGTAGCGCGGGTGTGGGTTAGGCGAGGTGAATGCCTCAAATCTATCTAGCTGCAATGTTGATAGGCCCTAATCGGGCCACCTATCCTTCGGGTTGCGACTAAGCGGCTGGGGATCGCCTTGGACACGCAGGCGTTAAAGTGAAGTGGGAGCCGGTGGAACCCCGGCATTCACGCATGCGGCAGAAGAAAGCAAGGGTCACCACTGGTGATCAAGGCGAAAGCCCCGGCTACTTGCTCTGCGGGCGTGACGCCGGGTTCGCCCGGCACCTATTCAGAGCCCAGCCTAGCGCTGGGCTTTTTCGTTTCTGCGCCTCCCTAGCGCATGCCCGCAGCCCCGCGGGCGTTTTATTCCGCAGTGCCCAAGGCCGGCGAGGCCGCAGGACTCTCAGAGACATGAAGATGACAGAACCAGCCAGCACAGCGGCAGGAGGCCTAGTCTTGTACAAGCTAGGTGCTTTCGGTGTTGTGGCCGTCCTGGCTGCCATCGTTGTTATGTGCATGACAGTGCCGAAGACCATCAAGGAATTCGCCTGTGCATTGATTGTGACGCTGATGTTTTCGATTGGCGGCGGCGGCTGGATCATTAAGGCCAAAGGCCTGGAAGAGTGGGTGAACGACGAGTTCGGCCTATTTGCTCTGCTGGGGCTGGTGTTCGTGTGCGGTCTGCCTGGATGGGTATTGACCCGTGGCTTCTTTGCCTATGCCGAATATCGCAAGAGCGGCCGCAGCTTCATGAAGATGGTCAGCGACATCACCAGCGTGATTAAGGCGGTAGTCTGGAAATGAGCATCTCTCCCTCCGCACTCGACACCCTCACCAAAACAATTTGGGGTGAAGCCCGCGGCGAGGGAAGGGAAGGTATGATTGCCGTCGCGTGGGTGATCCTCAATAGGGCATCCATTGGCGGCTGGTGGGGCAACAGCATCGAGACTGTGTGCCTTAAGCCGTGGCAGTTCTCCTGCTGGAATGCCAACGATCCGAATGCCCCATACATGCGAGGCCGCAAGGCTATCCCAGGTCATCAGTACACCGCAGCACGCGAAGCCGCTCTTGCTGCTGTAGAAGGGCATGAGAAAGACCCAACGCTGGGCGCTACTCACTACTACGCGCCCAAGGCCGTCAAAGAGCCCGCATGGGCCAAGTCTGCGACAAAGACAACGCAGATCGGCGGTCACATCTTTTTCAAGAACGTGAAATGAAACTGGCCTCAGTCAGAGGCCAGGCATTCAAGAGAGAATTGAACTGTATAGGGTGCGGCTCGATAGAGCTGGTGTGACTCGTCGCGCAGGTAGTTGCGGAAGCCAGGCCACGACAGGCCAAGTAGTTCCGCCGCTTGGCGCTGACTGATTCCGGCTTTGTCGACCAGCCCGCGCAGGTAGCGCGGGTCTGGATTGTGGCTGGAGGCGTCAGGCTTCATGCGAGACATTAAGCCACTCGCCGTCTTTCAACTGCGCCGCTTTAGCGTTCATTTCCTCGACCACGGCGGTAGGAACGCTAACACCGTATGCCTCTTCATATGCTGAATCGTCGAACTGCTGTCCCGCTTCAACGTAGAACTCGAATCCGCCGAAATCAGGGTTAGTGGTAACGATGCTGGTGAACGTAGTCATGGCTTCGATCCTTGTTTGCGCCTCGCCGTTGCGGCTGGCATGTGTTTAGATTAATGGGTAACAACGTACACCACAACAACCGTTCGTCGGAGTAGGTATGGAATGGCTCGGCGCGATCCTCATCCTCGCTGTGATCGCACGTAACGCCTACCTCGTTATTGATGAGTGGTCAGTCGGTGGAGTCATCTGGCACGTCATGATGGTCCTCGGCTGGTCGGCTCTGTTCTGGATCCACGTATCAGGCATCGTGCTCGGCAAGGTGTTCTGTGACTAAGTGGCTGCTCGTTGCAGTGGGTGTGCTGGCTGTCTTGCTAGCAGGTACTGCGGCAGCCTGGCGCATGAGCGTTCTAAGCAACGAGCGCGACCAGTACCGCGCCTCCGCTGAGCAAGCCAAAGCACAGGCAAGCGACTATCAACGCCGCGTAGAAGCCGGCAACGCCATCGAGCGCACCTATCTAGAGGCAGTGAAGAGTGCAAACGCTCAAAACGATCAGCTTCGCGCTGACATCGCTTCTGGTGCTCGCCGGGTGTACGTCAAAGCCAATTGTCCAGTGCAGCATCCCGGAGCCGCCCCAGGCTCTGATGCAGGAAGAGCCGAGCTTGCTCCCTCTGATGGACAAACTGTTTCAGATCTCCGAGCCGGCATCGAGCGAAAAGAAGCGCTGATCAAGGCTCTCCAGGAATACATCCGTAAAGGACACGCACAATGAGCAAGTACGAAGTAAAGACTTCCGATGGCATCGTCCACCAAGCGGAAGCTGCCACCCACTTCATCGATGCTAATGGCCTGCATCTGCACTCTGAAGCCGGTCGAGTGGTTGGCGTGTTTCGTGAATTCCTGTGGATGCGCATCACTCCTGCTGTTGTGAACGCTCCGGTTG